TTATCTGATTTAAAAATTGTAAGCATAGATACAATAGAAGGTAAAAATAAATGGCATGAATCCAAAGATAAACTAATACATATGGTTTTGGATTTAGGTGACTGGGAAGAGTTTCCATCCGATAAAATACCAGAATTTTATAAAAATATTAAAAAATACCTACCATCTATGAATGATCATAGATGTTCAGAGGGAAGAAAAGGTGGTTTTTTCTATAGAGTTAAAAGAGGAACTTGGCTAGGTCACATCATTGAACATATAGCATTGGAAATACAAACTTTAGCAGGACATGACACAGGATTCGGAAGAACCAGAGGAACAGGAAAGAAAGGTGAGTATAATGTTATATTTAATTATGAAGAAAAACCAGTAGGTATTTTAGCAGCCAAAGAAGCTGTAAAAGTAGCAAAGGCTTTAATTAAAGAAGAAGATCCAAAGATAAAAGAAGTAGTTAAAAAACTAAAAGAAATAAAAAAGTAAAATGACTCTTCCATTTCAAGAAACTAAAATAAGTGATAATACATTTATCAGAGAGTTCAATCAAAACATTGATTCTGGTGAATGTGTTTGGCACAGAGATAGAGAAGATAGGATAATTGAATCCATTGAACCTACAGACTGGAAAATACAATTAGATAATGAACTACCAAAAGTAATAGAAGGTAATATATTTATACCAATGGGTGTTTATCACAGATTGATAAAAGGAACGGGTGACTTGAAAATAAAGTTAATAAAAAACCCAATCTAATTGACTGGGTTGTAGTTTAATTCATGGTTAAATCGTTGTTTAATAAACTTATTCATTTCAATACATTTCTCATATTCTTCTAATTCAACAAGTTCGTCAACAACTTTTTTTAAAAATCTCTCTGAATAGATTTTCAAATCAATCGTGTAAGGTCTTCCAGATAAACATCTGTTGTAAACTTCTAGTGGATCCATTTTAATCGTTTTTAGAATAGTTTTCTTTATAAATTTTAATTACATCATCAAATTCGGAAATAATTCCTGATTTGAATTTTTCATTATCATATTTTTGTTTTAAAATATACTCTTTTACATAATCCTCATAATCCAAAGCAATTGATATATCCATAGTTTCTTCATCAAGTTCAACAGACTCATTTACTTCATCATCAACCAACTCTTTAGTAATATCATCAATATAATCAACTGAAGCAAAATTACTCTTTTCTAAGATAACTTCCAACTTTCTTCTAAGTTTTCTATTAGAAATTAATAAATTATTTGATATAGAGATATCTATATAATCTTTTGAATCTTTAAGAGTCTCTAATAATTCAACATCTTCTTCACCAACAACTCTAACCTTTTTAAATACAGGTGAAACATCATTCTTTATAAACTCTTCACTTTCATCATTAGTATCAATTACAAAAATACCTTTTTGGTCACCAAAGTCATTTCTATCCATTTGGAATATAGACCCAACAAAAGTAAAATTTTTATTAGTTTGGACCAAGTGAATATGTCCCGAGTAGACACCTTTAAATCCTGAGAAGTTCTCAATATCGATTTTATCAGAATTTTTATGAGCAACTGATGTTAAGTGCATTTTACATCCATTTAAATCAGAGTGACAAAAAAGGTAATCACAATCTCTATTATCATCGATATATTTAATCTGTTCCAATCGTTTATCGATATAAGGCATCATTAATATCTTCTTATCGTTATACTCTATAGTAGTAACCTTATCATATATCTTAACATTTGGAATATATCTAAAAGGTCTAACAGAATTAATTTCAGAAGCCGATTTAGACCAAAGGTCATGATTTCCAATAATAATATGAATTGGAGCGATTTTAGATAACTCCTCAACCACATCCATACCATAGTTTAATAAGTTAATAGGTATAATATTTCTATTATCAAATAAATCACCTAAATGAACTATAATATCACCAGGTTGTATTCTCTTTTTTAGAGTTGGAATTAAAAAGTCATTAAAATACTCTCTATGAACTTTAGACCACTTATCTACAGTATTAGGATATCCGAGTCCTATATGCGTATCACCAATTAAATATATTTTACTCATAATATATTGTATTATAAAAGATACTTTTTGTTTATATCATTCAATTTAGAAAAAAAACACTTTTCAGAAAAAATATATACTTTATATAACTATTGAAAAGATAGGGATAAAAAGAATTATAATATATATAACATAATTTGTTTATAAATTAAATAAAAAATAATAATAAAATAATGGGATTACCACATTTTACTCAAGTAAAAAACGCAGGTTCACCAGGAGGTCCAGGTACTTTTCCGGATGAAATAGTTTACACTAACTTGTTTGAGGTTACATTTATATTACCTGTACTCTTACAAGCACAAAAAAGAGACCCAATTCTCTTATTACAAAATGCTACTAAAATTTCATTAGCAGAACTTACAGGATTTGACGTTGCAGCTCAAGCTCAAAGATTTAAGTATTCTACTAGAATGTTTATGAAGCCACCATCAAAAACTGACGGAACTCTTTCTATTCCGATTCAGGTGAACGTAAATAGATCTGGTTCTATGGAAACTTGGGCAACTATGAAAGCTTGGTATGACTTAGTATTTAACTCACAAAATGGAGCACTTCATTACAAATCTGATATCATCGGAACTATTATTGTTAACCAACATGATAAAAAAGGTGTTGTATTAAGAAGGGTAACATTCCAAAACTGTCAAATGACTAAATTAGCTGGATACGAACTTGACTGGTCAGCAGCAAATATCGTAGATAACTTACAAGTAGACTTTGTTTATGACTACTTTATTGATGAGTATATCGATCAAAACTTCTCGATTAACCCACCAGTTGTTTCTGGATATTAATAATATTATAAAAAATAAAAAACCCACCAAATTTTTGGTGGGTTTTTTTATTAACATATATCAGAATTTTATCAGAACTTAGGCATACTAAAGTTACCCATATTCGGCATCCCTGATGAAACATTCTTCATCATAGATCCTGGATCCATATTTGGCATTGATTTGCCTTGTTCTTCTTCTTGTTTCTTTTTCTGACTATCTTCTTCTTCCATAATCTCATTAACAATTCTAATGTTTTCTTCAAACATCCAGAATGGCCAATTATCCATTGCCCATTCTTGTAAATGGAAGTGTTTTTGAAGAAGTAGTTTATTCTTTAAGATATGCTTCAAAGGCATCGTGAATAACGAAAATAGCTGAGGCTCCGTTGGGAAACTGCATCTCGGTGTGGACCTCCTCACCACACTCACAAGTTTTTAATAACTCTTTTATACCAAAAGTCATTTTACCAACAGCTGCATTTAAAAATTGGAAAGAAATATCATCCATCTCTTCAAATTCTTTTAATTTAGCTTTTATACCATCATAAGTAATAGATGATCTACCAGCTAACATAAAAGGAATAATCTTTAAGAAAGATAAGTTAGGACTTTTCTTCTCGTTATTTTCTTTAATAATATAGTCTGTAAATGCTTTTTGTAATCCAATATTAGGTGGTGATAATTCAAATTGTTTACCATTAACAGTTTTAAAGTTATAAGTTCTAGAAGACATATTAAAAAACTTATCTAACTTCTCATCAACATCATAAAAGTTAAAGTTACTTCTATTTAACTCAATCTTATGTTCTGTACTACAAGATCTACAAGATGTAGTAACGGCTAAAGAATTACCAGTTTGGAAAGTTAATTCTCTGATTAAGAAAATTAAGAATAATCTATCTTGGTCTTTAACTTCTAAATAAGAACCTAATTTACCATCAGGATACTTAATCCTAACACAAGCTTGTAACATATCATTCATCTTTTCAATGATATCATAGAAGTTTTCATCATCAACCATAGAATAAGATTGAATCTCTTTAACTTGAGCGGCTCTAACCATAAATAAAGATCCGGTAGGATAGAATTGACCACATGGTAATTCTCTAACATCCATATTGAAAAATTGTAAATCGCTAGTTGTTGTTGATTCTACTTGAACGAAAGGTAAGTCTTCACTTTTAGTTTCAGATAATTTTTTACCAGTTTCAAGATCATTTAAGTGTCTTTTTAGATAGTCTTCTTCAGACATTTCTTTTTTATTTTCTGACATATAATATTATTATTTTTTTTTATATATTAGAGAGTTTATCTCCTCTATTATAATATTAAAATATCAATAAGTTTGTTTTAAAATAAAAAAACCCTCAAATCTTTTAAGAAATGAGGGTTTTTATTATTTTATAATCTTGTTAAGAGTTTATGAAACCACCAGCAGCGATAGCTCCTGTTCTAAGAATTGTTATATTGTTAACAATAATACCCATTCCTTTGATTGGTTCTACATAAGTATCAAGAACACCAATTTGATTATCGATTATATCAGTTGTGTTATTCTCATCATCCATTTTGTTGAAATAGTTGTATAAACCATTTTTAGACACATAAGATGCACAAATAACATCAGCTCTTAATTTAATCTCAGCTCTGATATCAGGAGTGTTAAATTTCCATTGGAAGTCTAATAACATTCTTGATAATTCTCTTTCTAATTCAATCAATACTTCTCTTACGTGAATGTAAGAAAGAGCTGATTTGTAAAGAGTTTGTGCTGTATTCTCAGTCTCAATAACGTATCCTCTATTTCTTTTAAATACAAGTGGATTAATTTGAGCTTGATTTAAGAATTCGATATCCTCACTTGTAAAGTCTTGCTCTAATGAGTTAATATTAGTAATTCTACCATTAGTAACACCAGCAGCGATTGTCCACGGTGTAACGTTACCAACATTAGATACGTGTTTTCTCATATATGTTGTAGCAACCCATGATGAAGGTGGAACGTCAGCCGGTCTACCGTTATCATTAACATTAACATATGGGAAGAAGTATCCTGTGCAAGTTGTTCCAGCACCATCACCAAATGAGTAAAGGAACGCTGGATTACTTTCTGGGTTACCACCTTTAGCAACATATTCCATTTGTAAAACTCCTTCTGAGTTAACGAATGTAGGAGAAGATGAGTTTTTGAAAGCTCTAGCAGATGGCATATTAATGAAACCAAAAGCATCTAATCTATCACCACAGATATCAACTAATTGTTGTTTACTTCTTTCAGTTAATCCTAAACCAAATGAGTCAATTAAATATCTAAAGTCAATTGCTTCTTTATTTGTTAATGCTTTGAATAAAGGAGTTCCTTTTGCTACCAAATTCAATACTGAATTTTGTTTAGCTTCTGTTCCATCAGGAAGAGATGCGTTTCTTATTCTAAATCCTTTTAAAGAGATAGCTTTATATGTAGTAGCGTATTGGTCAATTGTTACAAATCTAGTAGTTTGGTAATCAGATCCAAATGCAACTGTTTTAATTCTAGAGTCACAAGTAATCTCAGTGTAATTTGGATTACCAGCGTATTGTCTTTTACTTAAAATTCTTGTTAATCTTCTTGGAGCTTCACCAACTTGTAAAGTAGAAGAGTCATAATAAGCTTCTAAGAAATCACCAACTTTAACCTCTGAATATCTAGCACCATCTACTAAAACTTTATTAGGAACTGGAACATATCCTGATGGAAGTTCAATTTCTAAAGTTTGTTTATAGTTAGATTTTTCAGATTGAATATAGAAAGTATTATTAGCTTGAAAATTAGAATCAATATCAACTGAAAGATCAGAATCTTTAAATTCAACCGAAAGTTTACCATCACTATCTAAGAACATTCTTAAATAATGTTTTCTTAAATAATTATAAACTAATGACATTTCTTTTTCTTCATAAACAACTTCTTCATTAACTTGATAAGCGTAGTAATCATTTGAAGCAGTATATCCTAATTTAACAGCTAATTGTTGAGCATCATCACCAGGAAAAACAGAGTTACCAACTATAGTAAATGTTCCTTTATTGTTATCAGATTGAGGGAATAATAACTTCTCATAAGTTTGTAAATCAACTTCAGTATCAAATCCTGTTTTCTTAAACACAATATAGTCATATCCAGCATATGATGATGTTACTGATGTTGCCGGAGCTGATTCACCATCAATGAATATAACATCAACTGAATCACCACCATATAAATTAACAGAATAATCATCATCTAAGTATAATCTATTATCATAGAAGTAATCTTTAGTGTTAATAAGACCATTAAAGTAATTTTGATAGAATTTAGAGTATTTAGCGACAACTCCTAATCCATTAAGAGCTGTTGAAGCTACTTCATCTTTAGTTTCAACTCCATCAAAACCAGAGATGAACTCATTATCCTCAGTATAAAGAACAAGGTAACCAGATAAAATATCTGTTAAATCAGCTGTTCCGAATCCAGTTAAAGTAAACGCTTTATTTTGTGTAGAAGCAGTAACAATATTTGATATAGAAACATTTTCTAAACTGTATTTTTTATATCCACTAGTAGGACCTAAACATATTGTTGATTTATATTTATTAGGACTATCAATTAAGTTAACTAATCTATTAAATAATTTAAATCTTCTATATTGAGAATAATTAGTTAAAGAAGGAGCATTATTAGTATTTATAAACTCAACTTTAACACCATCAGTCCCAACAGCACTGATATAGTAATCTTTTGTAGAAGAAGTTCCAAATAAATAATCATTAAATCCAGTAGTTTTAACAGAAACATTACTAATAACAGATGATGTAGCAATTCCTTGTTGTAAAACTCCAAAGTTAGCATATCCTAAAACTATATCAGAAGCAGCCACACCTGGATTAGTATCAGCAGTAGTTGTTTTAACTACAGATATCTCACCAGTATCACCCAATACAAAAGCTGCTGAGTAAGTAGCCACTGTATTTGAATATGGATAATCAGTCCCAGTAATAGTTAAAGTGTTAGCACCGGTAGCACCAACTGAAACATAACTATCACCAATAATAGCAAATGATCCTAAAGACACATCATAAGTAATAGACATAGAAGAAGTTCCTGAGAATGTAGGAGATGAACTATTTAAGTTAACTCCATAAACAGAACCTTCAGCAAACCATGCCGTTCTATTACCATTATTAACGATACCTGACGTAATTGGACTACCAAATGCGTGAGTCTCTTGACCTACATATCCAGTTCCAAGCATCGAAACAGTACCAAACATACCAGTAACGTTACCAGGTAAATCTAAAGGAGTGTTTGTAATTGAAACTGTTTCAGAAATAGTCTCACTATAAGATAAGAAGTTAACTTCAGTTTCATTACCATCAACAACAGTATTTCCTAAAAGGTCTAATAAACCATTGTAATAGTCAGTCTCAACTAAATCGTTATTAAATGCACAGAACACACCAGTTTTATCAGTATCTCTGTTAATTGTAGTTTCAATAAATATATTTTTACCATTACCATCTCTAAAATAAGGAATTAAAGAAAGACCTTCATAATAAGCTAATGCTGTAACATTTCTATCATTTGCAAAATTTCTAACTTGGTCTTTTCTAAGACCAGAAGCGTTAAAATATGCACTCCATCTTGAATCTACGGCTAATTCTTGATAATTTGACCAATCTCCAGCAATGATAACAACATCAACAAGGTAGTCAGATGCGTAATCATTTGGATTAACATAAGGTGGCATTTTTTCAACCGAACCATACCACTCAAGTAAAGTTCTGTCAAATCCAACTAAAGATGATTTAAATGTGAATATTGTAACATATCTATCAGATAAATTAGTTAAATTGAATGCTCTCTCTGAGTATCCTAAGTTATTTTTAGTTAGATTTATAAATGCTTCAGTATCTCTTTTCCAGAATCCTGTAGTATCAAAAAATCTTCTATATGGTCCTTCTCTTTCGATATCATTACTATAACCAGCAGAAGATGAAATAGATTGATATTCAATCACATCTAATGTGTCGTCAGTTAAAAGTAAATTCATCGCAAACACAGGTGCAGTTTCTAACATTTTAGAAACAGTTCTGTGAAAGAAAGAACCTTTTCTTTCCAAAGATCTATCAAGTTGTCCAAATATAGATTCCAACTCACCAGTAGTTGTTACTCTAATTGGCGTATTAACAGGTCCTTTTTTGGAAACCCCAATAACAAGGTTAGTAATACCATCCACAACAGGACTAGATATCACCGACTTGTCAAATTCTTCTATGAAGATTCCTGGTCTTTTGTATTTTCCAATTTGAATTGCCATATTATTATTTTAATTTTTTTATGTTTTAAAGTATATATAAAAAAGAAAAAGTGATATTTTTCTTATTTTTTATCCTCTTCTGATATTTTTTTAATATCTTCTTCATTTTCTTTTTGTAATTCATCCAATTTCTTTTTCATTTCTAATTCAGAATCTTGAATTTCTTTTTGTTTTTTAACTAAGTCTTGAGTAGAAAGAGCTATACTTTTTCCAAGTCTATCAATTTCAATTTGTACGTTTTTCTTCTCTAAATCTCTAGATAGAGTAGGAAGATCACTTTTAAACTTACTCATTCTAACCTCTTCGTCTGATTGTTTATCTTTTAACTTTTTAACTTTATATTCTAGTTCTTTAACCTTAACATATTGCTGTAAAAAAGGATTATCAGCAACACCAATCTGATCTAATTTGGCTTTTATATCCTCCTCTTTCAAAGACTCTTGATTAATGTTATAAAGATTATCTATTGTTGTCTTTTCTTTATCGTATTGTTTCTTCCATTCCTCTTTTTTGTTAACGGAATCTTTAGCGGAAGCCAAAGCAGCTGAATCGGTTATATTTTTTTCTATTTTCTCTCTAAAAAGAGAGTATTTATTTAAATACTTCATTATTTAAGTTTAGTTTCAAGTGGATTATCGGTAGTAACCTTGCTCTTAATAGACTCAATTATTTTCTCAAATCCACCCATATTTTTAGGTATAGTTCTAATAGAAGCTAATAATCTAGATTTATCAGTCAATTTATACATTGAATACTTATTACCTTCGTTTTCACTACATAACCAAAAAACTTTATCTATTTTAAAGTCGATTTTATGTTTTAAATCTGGTTTCTCTGTAAAATTAGAAGATATTGCATCAAATTGAATAGTTTTACCAACATTCATTAAAATATTTTTGACATTATTAGCAACAACTGTTGTTCCCCAAACATTTAAAGGTCCTTCTTTACCATCTCTATCTTTTCTTAAATAAGAACCGAATTTCTTTTCAATTTTTGGATTACCACCATGTGATTGTTGTTTAAAATAAATATCAAAATTGTAGAATTTC